CTACCTCTCTGCGCTCGCCACTCAGCTAGGCTAACGACGTTGTCGCTTGTCGGGTAGCGGAAGGCGTCGTAGGGGACGACGCACAGGTGCGGCACGCCATCGAAGCTGAGGACCGCGGAGACATCTCCGTGAGAGGCGCAGAAGGATGTGATTGGGGGGTGGAGTCGGGTGGAGTAGGCGAACGTGACCTCCGGGCGATCGAGCAGCCATCCGGGGATGACTACGCCCGGAGTCCGAGGGTCGAAGGTGATGTAGAATATCGCCCCCGAGTCCCAGGCTTCTTGGATCTCCTCTCGGATAGTCACGAGCACCCTCCCTTGGACCGAGGGCAGGTGGTTATGCACCTCACAGTGCCTCCCGAGTCCTTCCTGCATACCTCCCGGCACCCGTCCGAAGAAATCTTGTGCGTGGCGCCACCGGAATCCTTGCGGGTGCGGGAATCAGCGTGGGCGGCGGAGGGTCCGCAGAACTCAGCCGCGGAGATCAATAGCAGCGCGGAGGCGATGAGGAAGATCATCTTACCGATGACGATGGCCTGCGCCTTCGCCCGGAAGGCCTCTTGGTTGCGCTCCCATTGCCTCCGCAACAGGGCGTTGTGTGCTCGAATCTCAAGGATCTGTTGAAGGTCGTCCATGCCTCATCCTCTCGTGCCGGCCGCCTGAAGTCAACGGAAATTACTTCGGCGAGTTTTTAGCCGCCGCGGGGTTGACCTGGGCGCGGACGGATCTTCCCGAGCTGACCCCGGAGGCGGTCGGGGTCTCCGGGTCCGCTTCGAGAGTCCGCTCCTCTACCTCCGCCAGGCCTCCTTCCAGAGCCTTCAGCCTGGATTCCGCATCTAGGACCAACCCCAGGGAAGGCGCGATGCGCCCGAGGGAGAGGGCGATCTCTTCGGCGAGCGCTACTCCCGACGAGACGAGTCCGATGGCCGCATCGACTCGCATTTTCTCCGCGGAGGCAACATCGAGGGGCTTCGGGGTCCACAACTCCGGCCACTCGATGCACCACTCCTCGGGATCGGCGATCCCCAGCTCCTGCGCCACTAGCCGGACCATCTTCTCCGCAGGTGCGGTCAGCGCGCTCTCACGGTAGATGTCTACGGCCTGGAAATGCAGGATCAGATCGGATTCGCCGGTTGCGTTAGTGCCTGCCGCCGCCTGCCCGAACAGCACGGAGACGGGATATCCTGCGGCGGCAGCGAATCGATTTAGGTACGTAGATACCAGCCTATCCATCGCCGCCAGGCTCCCTCTCTCGATGACCTGGAAGTCCTCTCTGCCTGCGCCCGTCGCGTCGCCTGCGTCGAGCACCAGGGCCTTGGCCGACGAGCGCGATATATCCATGAGAGCTAGGCGCTTGCGTAGCGCCTCCCCTGTCTCTCCAGAGTTCGATGCGAGGGCGTCAATGAATCCCGACAGATGAAAGACTGCCTGGGAGGCATCGACTACCTGCGAGTCGATCGATGACCAGAAGGAGTCGTACGCGATCAGCGTCTCCTTGAGGGGATCTAGTACGGAGTGGCTCCATCCGCCGTTGGTTCGCATCCCTCGGTCGGTAGTGGCCGCGCCGTATAGCCAGAGGATTCGGGAGTCGTGGATCTGGACGGTAGGTATCGCCAGATGTCCTCCGCGGACGGAGGTGCGAGTCCAGTTCCAGACCGTCACGGATCCGTCCGGTCCGTACTTAGCGGGCGTGAAATTCTGCCTGTCGTCCGCGCGCACGAACTCGATGGCGGTCACCTTTGTGGGGTCGAGCTCGGAGGTCAGGGGGCCTGCGCCCCGGACGCCTAGGACGATGCCCGCAGCCCCAAATAGCCGACCCTTCCAGGCCGCGTCCGTCAGGGCGCCCCGGAGCCCTAGGGCCTTCAGTCGCTCTTCGATCTCGGCTGCCTCCTGGCGATACTCGCCCGGCTCTGCCCCCTCCCGCACCACCCGGAAGCCCTTGCGCAGGGCGTCGTCCACCAGCAGCATGACCGCCTTGCGCGCGAGTGCGGAGGAGGCGAATAGGGTGTCGAGCTCGGCCGGGGTAAGCGGCGTGAAGTCAGAGTAGGCGGAGTATGCCGTCTTGTCTCGGGATGTCCCGAGCCCGGTCATGATGTTGACCAACGCGTCGGTGATTCGCAGGGACGCTGCTTTTTCGGTCACCCACCTAGAGATCGATGCATCCATCCTATCAGTCTAGCTCTACCCCTCTCATGCGCTCCAGGAACGACCCTCGGGAGCTGAGGGTCGCGTAATAATCCAGCGCGTAGGAGAGCATATCGACCAGATCGTCGTGGGATCCGGCCGGGAAGTTGGCGGCTTGATCGATTAGGGCGCCTATTTCGGGGTGATGTTGGGGGAATACCACCCCTGGGAGGCCTCGGAGCATGGGAGTGCAGGCGGAGGCGCGGGCGTGCTTCGAGCCCCGGGGCGTCAGGGGCACGACGCCAGGCACCGAGGCCGATAGCACGTCGATGATAGCGGAGCCGTTCGCTTTGTCTTCGATCCCGACCATCCGGATCTGGGGCCAGGTCTGCTTTAGCCGCAAGATCTCGGCGAGCGTCTCGCTGAACGTCAATCGGGCGTTGGTGATGTCTACGAGATACGGCTGGGATTTAACCCGCGCCCACACGCCGATGGCCACATAATCCGAGTCCTTCGAGGCCTTGAAGGCGGCGTCTACGAACATCGACCAGTCGCCCAATTCCGGGGGCAATACCGACCATCTCCGGCCGAACCACTCGCGCAGAAATAATCCTCCCTCGTCAGGCGAGGGGGATTGCTGCATCTGAGAGGCGTAGTCTGAGCGCGACATCCCTGTCACAGGGTCTTTCTTCGCCGCGATCACTTCCGGGGGAAACCGCCGCGGGGCGAGGAGCTCCCCTCGGGAGGACCGCCAGTCCGATCCCCATCGCGTCTCGCATCGCCTCTCCGGGACGTACTCCATCGGGAGGGTGACGGAGACGGTCCGAGGCGATTGGAGCATCCTCCCCGATACGTCATCCTCGTGGAGTCGCTGGGCGATCACGACCCGCGTGAAGGTGGCCGCGTCCGCGTGCCGAGACGAGAAGGTGCCGGTCCACTTAGCCCAGTCTTTGTTAAGAGCAGCCTTGGCCGACTCTCCCCCTAGGGATAGGTCCGAGGGCTTGTGCGGGTCATCGCACACAAGGATGTGGGCGTGGACTCCGGTGGCTACGCCCCGTAGCATCGTCGAGAATCTTCGCCCTCCCGAGGTCAGCCAAAAATCTCCTGCGGAGGCTCGCCCGCCCCCCTTGACTCCGAAGTTGGGCCATCGGGCGCGGTACCATTCCCCGGAGATCAGCTCCAACGTTCGTCGGGCGAACGAGAGCGATAGATCCTCCGCGTAGGAGGTGTGCATCCACTTCCGGGTCGGATCTATCGTCCACCCCCACGCAGGCCACAAGATCGATGTCACCACTGATTTCGACGTCCCGGGGGGTACGGCGATTACTAGGTCGCGGATCTCGCCTCGGTGAGCGGCCTCTAGGTGAGCGCAAATAAGGGGGATATGCGGCTCCAGGATCAGGTCGCATGCTTCGATCTGAGGCCAGGCAGCCTCTACGAAGCCCCGAAGGCCGTGCCGGCGTACTATCTCTCTGTCGGTCGCGGGGGATGCCATCTCTTCTCTCGTCCTCGCCCTCGGGAGGGGTTTAGTCGTCGACTTCGGCGTCTTCCGGCTCGGGCTCGGGCTCGGCGAGATCGGCGACTAGGGCAGCTACCGGGGCGGCTCCTCTCGATAGGCGTTCTCGGATGGACTCGGCGGCCTGCAATAGCCCTAGCTCCTCATCGCTGAGGGATGACAAATCGAGGTCCTCCTCCGGGGCACGGGATGCGGTCAGCGCTAGGCGGTCCCCGTAGGTCTCCGCGTGCTGTCGAGACAACATCCCCATCGCCACCTTCGCATCCCCGCGGCGTAACGACTGCCCGGGGGATAGATCGACGATCTTATCGGCGACGGCATCTCGGATGGAGTCCACCCAGAGCGCCTCGTTCCTACCGAGCGCTTCCTCTACGGCGGCGGCAAACTCCGCCTGTCGCCCTACTGCCTTGCCATCACGATGCATCGTCAGTGCCTTCTTCGCAACGGTGATCGACAGATGCGCCAGACGGCAGGCGCCTGTGAGAGATAGACCGGACGCGATATGATCGGCGACCGTCAGGATAGTGGCGCGGGAGAACGGCTCGGACGCGGTCATGACCTGGACTCTCCTCCTCATCATCGTCAACCCGCCCTGGGCCGACGCTCGCGACAGCCTCGCCGCGCTCAGCTTCTCTTGCAGTTGGCGGATAGCGGCACGATGTCGCCTGCGCTGACTCTCTAGTCGCCGCTCTAGAGCAAGGTCGTGCCCGATCTGCGCGGACTCTAGCTGTGCCCGGAAGCTTCGCTGAATAGCGAGGGCCTCCTCCTCGTAGAGATATCGGCACCCTGCCGCGATCACCTGCGGCTCCGCCTCTGTTCGTCGCGGAGGGGAGTGCCACTGCGCGATCGTCCAGTCCCTCTCAGTGCCTACCTGAGGGCGGCGGCGGCTCTTGGGTACGCGGGAGGGCATCCCCCTATCCTACGGGGGGAGGACGGCGCAGGCCACCTATTTCTCTTGTCTAGAGCGCAGAGCGCCGGGCGCGGAAGATCCCCACGGGGCGTCGCTCCGCGACGGGCGGCGGCTCCAGGGAGAGAAGCGCCAGGTTGCGTTCGATGATTAACGCCGCGGCCTCCCGGCGAGTCCGCTCTACGCGGGCGGCATCCTCTGCCTCGGCCGAGGTGCGTCGGTACGCCACTACCTCCCCTGCATCCTCCGTAGCGTCCGCGCCCTCATGGACAAGGCGTGCCTCGAAGAAGTGTCCGGAGCGGGTCTGCACCAGGCGGGTCTGAATCACTAGGTTCGTCATCCCCTCACCTTCTGCGACCTGCCCGAAGAAGTCAACTGCTTTCTTCTACCTAGCCGAGCCCGCGAGGCGTCCGGTGAGAAACACCAGGCTACTAAAGGATAACTGAAGGTATCGCCGGCGGGGCGAGGCGCCCGTCTCCGATCTAGACCTCGCCGAGGCGCGAGTCGCATCTAGGTCGGCGGGGCGAGGCGCCCGTCTCCGATCTAGACCTCGCCGAGGCGCGAGTCGCATCTAGGTCGGCGGGGCGAGGTACCTATCGCCTATCGCCTCTTATCGGCGTTTGTCGACTCTTATCGCCTCTTATCGGCGTTTGTCGACTCTTATCGCCTCTTATCGGCGTTTGTCGACTCTTATCGACTCTTATCGGCGTTTGTCGACTCTTATAGACTCTTATCGGCGTTTTTCGACT